AATATCACTTCCGTCGTGAATGATGTTTGCTGGCCAGCGCCCCTCTGGTGCCTGCTCGTAATCAACAACAGGGTCTGTGCCGTCGCGCAGATGCGAAAGAAGACCGCCAGCACCTCCATTTAGTGCTTCGTCAGTAGGGATGCGACAGGCATCGATATTGATTGCACCGGTGCCATGCTCGGCCATGTTCGCTGACACCGTTTTTTTGAATGGCTTGCGAGCCATGACGATAGGTTCGTGCGCAGGCTTTAGAGCAGTTCCCCAGCCATCAAAATCACCATCGAGGTTATGAGACTTGGGGAAGCCGCTGCCGTAAATCCAGAGGATTTGGTCCCTGATTTCGAAACCGGCATCCTCAACGTTAACCACAAGTCGGTGATAGGTTCGCGATCCTCCGAACGCCAGAATGTGTCCGCCAGGCTTGAGAACGCGCAGGCATTCCTGCCACTGCTCTACGGTGGGGACATCGTAATCCCATTTGTGGTTCATAAAACTCAGCCCGTACGGTGGATCCGTCACGATTGCGTCAACAGAGTTATCAGGCAGTGTTTTCAGGACATCCTCGCAGCGCCCTACGTGGAGTTGATAGGTCATGCTGCCACCTTCTTGCTGTTCATGAGCTCAGCCAAACGCTGAGCCTTAAATGGGTTTTGAATAACCTGGCCGCCCGGTGCTAACCACCCGCGGCGCAGAGATGAATAAACCAGCGTGATACTGCCGACGCGGATATTGTCGTGCGAATTAGTCATACACCACCCCACGACTACAGATGCCGCTGTATTCCAAGTGTGGAGTACGGTTACCTTTGGTGATGCACTGCTGGCGGCGCACCGCGATACGGGCGCGCTCTACTTCACCTACGGCAGCATCCAGACACTGGAGCCAGAGGCGGGCAGCGATGCGGTAATGCCCGCGGCGCTCGCGGTCAATAGCCCGGCTTTCGATCTCCATCGCTTCCGGCGTTACTGCCACCACTCTTTCAACACGGCGCTGCGAAACATAGTCTTCGTGATAGCGCTCAAGTTTCGTCTTTTTCATTTGATCCAGACCTCTCAACTGATTACCGCCGCCAGCCACATCAGGTAGGCGACAACGGCCAGATACAGGTATACATCTGACCATCTGCTGACATGCTTTATCAGCGCCGTCATGCTGCTGCGCTCACCGGGCGATACACGCGACGGTCAACTGGTGGCTTTTTTCCGGTGAACGTCGCCGGGCTTGCCGCCTTACGTTTATCGAGCCAGGATTCGACTTCGCTCTGGTCCCACGCGCAGCGGCGGTCGGTGATCCAGAAACGGGACGGGAATTCGCCAGCCTGCTCCAGGCGGTCAATCGTGCTCCATGACAGTGGCACCACCGCCAGGAGTTCCTTCTTACCAAATGCACCTTTCATAAATACCTCTCTTGGTTGCAGGTGTGGCGCAGCAGCGCCACGGTGGTGTTATTCGAATTCAGGACGCATATCGTTAAGCGTCGTCATGAATCCCTGGTGGTATTCTTCACCGAGCTTTTCAGCCATGGCGTTGATCTCGTCTTCGGCACGCTTAAACATCTCCTTCGCGTCTGCTGCTGATGAATCAAGGCTGTTCAGGATTGCGCTGACGTATTCACGCGCTTCTTCGCGGTCAGAGTCAGAAACCACAGTCAGGCTCTGCTGATCATCATCAACAACGGAATACTCACCGGTGATAACTGCCGCGTTATCCTGGCTCAGGCCAGCTTCAGCACGTTCATCCATCACAACAGCCTTTTGCAGTTCGATAGAGACAGGCAGGTATTTGAACAGGCGGCGGATCACTGTCTTTTTCGCCATTTCGTCGAAGTGGTCAACCCACGGACCACTGCTTCCGGCTTTACTCAAGGCGCGTACTTTTTCAACGTCTGCCCGGCTCATAACTTCGAACTGGACGCCGCCATCTTTCAGGCGGGCAACTGCGTATACATGGGTCAGTTCGCCGCGGTCACCAGTTTCGCAAGGTGAGTGCTCGAGCGTTTCTTCCAGGCCGTATGAATAGCTGAATTTGTCGTTTGCATGTACCGTGCGCGCTGAGATGCTCAGGATTTGCCCTGAGCGACGGGCAAGGTCAATCATCCCGCGATAGCCGATAATCAGCTGCGCTTCTGTCGATACTGTTTCCCAGCGGCCATTAACTTTCTGACGCTTGTCGAACGGGATCAGGTACGCGTGGCCAAGTGCTCCGCCCGGCTCCAGTCCGAGCTGAGCGCATTGCATAATTGCCCCGAGGAAGCTGGCCTGGTCGCATGCTGCAAGTTTTGGAACCTTGCGGATCTCTGTGGTGGCGATACGCGCCAGGCGGTCAGCTGTCATGTGCTTTGGAAGAGCCAGCGCCATCTGTGCCTTAATTTTTGGATCTGCGAGCAGCCCGGCCAGCGTGGTAGGTTTCTCGTTATGCTGTGCAACCTGGTTGCCGGTCGCTGCTGCCTTAAGTGCGGTGGTAGACATTTTTTCTCCTTACTTCATTCTGAAAACGCGTGATGTCGTTGCTGTTTTGAATTTTTCGTACAGGTCAGGGTGCTCAACCTGGAATAATTTCTGATCGAACCGGTTGCTTACCTGAGATTTCCATGTGCAAATCGGTTTCCCTTCGAGCGTGAGGATTGAATGCTCCTGCATGTACAGCTTCAGCTTCTCCTCCGATACGGCGATTTCTTCTTCCAGTGACTTGCAACGTGATTTCATGTCGCGGAGGTCGTTGAATAGCGCCAGGGCCTTACCGTCTGCCTCAATGCTTGAGCCGGAATCCTTCTCAAACATCAGCGAAATATCACTGACTGTTGTGGCTTCCGGCGGGTTCAGGTTTTTTACCCGGTCCCAGAAGGCGATCTCTTTCTCCAGAATGGCCTGTATGGTTTCCTCGTCTCGCTCAACGCGATAAATACGGAAATCGTCACCACCGATCAGCACACCGAATACGCATACCTGTTTTCCGGTAACCATCAGCCCGTGCATGGCCTGCGCCGTGTAATGAACCGGAATTGCATCGGTCTGAACCTCTCCCCATTCCCGGGATTTGAAGGGGCTAACCGTTTTGATCTCGATGTTCTCGCCAGTTGCTGCTTCTGCATCTATCTCAGCTGCGATAAAGCCGTAATCGCGATGGATATACCGGTTGCCGCGATGAATAATTTCGAGGCCAGTCTCTTCAGAAAGCAGGTCAATTACGTATGGCTCCATACGCTGGCCACGCGTGAAAACTTTCTGCTTTGAAGGATCAACTGGTTTGATACGTGGCTGGACCTTATCCAGATACACTTCAAGCGGAGTGCGCCACGGGCTAATCCCGAGAATACCGGCGACATCACTGCCGCCCAGGTATTTGGTCCTGTCCATGCTGCCGGCGTTCTGCATCATGCTGCGTTCCTCGCCGCGTCCAGTTGGTCAGCCAGATCCCACTTCGCGATGATGCTGGTCATCGCGGCCTGGTACGCTGCGAGAGCTTCTTCAAATTCAGCGCTCATCATCAGTTCTTCAAGAATCTCGGTGCGCACGCCTTTGCGTTCCAGCTCATAGAAAGGCTTTTGCAGCTGGTGGAACTTGATGGCGTCGATCAGCTCTACCTGGCGCTCGTAATGCAACTGGCTCAGCTGGTAGTCGCTGTCGATGCTGGTCATGATTTTTTTCAGGTTATTAATCTGCTGGATGTTCACTTGCTCACCCCCATATCCATTTCAGTTTTGACTGCCATCTTGGTGACAAACGCCCAGTTGATGGCCTCATGCAGAGTGCGGCACTTTGTGCTCATCACGCCGCACGCCGTAACGCAGTACCAACCGTTGATGATTTTCCACTGCATAATTCGTTACCTCAGTGTTACCGTTGAGGTAATAATTATCCTTATGTGGTTTGATGTCAATAGATATGATTATAAAAAATTACCCAAAAGGTAATCATTAGGGCAATAAAAAAGCCGCTCAATGGCGGCTTAGTCTCTGAAATGTATGGTTTTACTCTTGCGTTTTACCGTTCTGAACAATCACAAAATCGACGTAGCTCTCAATCTTGCTTTTCTCGCTTTCCGGTAACAATGCGTAGCGGGCCCGGTCATAATGAATGGTCGCCGGGTCACGCGGATGGATGAGCAGTTCATAGCCGCGGCGGCCGAACGCGCTGGCGATAGATTCCAGAGTGGAGATCGAAACGCTAACCTCATTGTTCAGCATGCGGTTAATTGTCGCCTGGGCAACGCCGGACGCTTTCGACAGTTTACCCTGGGAGGACAGGTCGCGGTTGTTCTGCATCCACGCTTCAAGGTTATGCGCCGCCAGCTGGCCAATGTCGGAAGCGGTGATCTCCTCCTGCGGGATGGAAACGGCAGATAATGAGTGGTCGATGTCCAGCCAGTTGGTTGGCTTGTTCGCTGCCTTCTCAAGTTTGCGGGCAACAGAATCGCCGACAACCTTCTGACCGCGGGCCCAGCGGTTCACCAGGTTTGCCTGAGTTCCCAGTTTTTCCGCCAGACGAGTCTGCACCCCGTTGAAGTCACGGTCGATGATATCGTTAATATTCTGCCTGCGGATATCCTGAATACTTTTCATGCTCTGGTGAATCGCCTCATATATGAATTAGTTAGTGATGCAATTAAAAGCGAATTTACCTCACAGGTAAATGCACCTCACAGGTAACAAACCTTGATTTTTATTACCTTCTGGGTGAATATTTGTTATCTGAAATTAATATCAGGCAATAGCTATGAGCGAGAACGAAAAATTCGACTTCAAAAAACACTGGCTGCAACTCACTCCTGATGAGCGAAATGCCTTTGCTGGCGAGGCCGGAACGACCAGCCACTACATCCAGACGCATCTGACAGGCCGCCGTAAAATGCCCGGTAAGACATTGATGAATGGGCTTTTTAAGGCATGCAAACAGCGCGGATGGGTCAGAACAAAGCCGGAACTGGCTATCTTCTTCTACGAATAAAACCTCTTTCAAACCCCCATCAGGCCGCCTTCTGGCGGTCTTTTCATATCTATTCAGTCCTCTCAGGTAATAATGATCCGAATATGGTTGATCTTTTTTCGGCCATCGCACAAAATTACCGATAACAATAACCAAACGAGGGGCCGTTTTCGTGAAAATCGTCACCAGAATGGAGGCCGCTAAGGCTGGACTGAACAGATTCTACACCGGCAAAGCCTGCCGGAATGGTCATAAGGCGGAGCGCTACGTACTGAATGGCACCTGTGTTGAGTGCGCACTTCAGAGCGCAAACCGTCACCGCAGCGAATTCTCATCCGCTCTCAAATCCGCACGGGGTGAAGCATGAAACCCGCAGCGTATTACAACGAAATCGAACCATTTGCAGCGCAATGGCTGCGTAACCTGATCGCCGGCGGGCATATCGCCCCGGGCGAAGTTGATGAAAGGAGTATTGAAGATGTCACACCTGACGACCTGCGAGGATTCACGCAGTGCCACTTCTTCGCCGGAATTGGCGTCTGGTCTCATTCCCTGCGGCTCGCCGGATGGCCTGACGATAAACCAGTCTGGACAGGCTCCTGCCCGTGCCAGCCTTTCAGCGCGGCAGGCAAAGGAGATGGGTTTGCTGACGAGCGGCACCTTTGGCCGCACTTCTTCCACCTCATCAGCGAGCGCAGACCTCAGCATGTCTTTGGCGAACAGGTTGCAAGCGGTAACGCAAACACATGGTTCGACCTTGTACAAGCTGACCTGGAAGGAATGGAATACGCC